GGATATCTATTTCATCTGCTGTTGTGGTTTTTCCTGTACCATAAACAACTTTTTCAAACTTGGCTTTCAAGTCGTCATATGATTTGAAGTTTGTGGTAGCAGAAAACTCTTTCAATGGTAATTGTTGTTTCCATAATGTTTCTATTTCTTCATCAGTATCTTTTACTTTTGATGCTGATTCAAATTCAGATTTATCATAGTTCCAATAACCATCAACTTTTCTAATTTTTAACTTGAAGTTTGCACCTTCCCAAAAGTCAAATGGGTTGATTGCTTTCTCGTCTGCAAATTCAGGTTTCATTGCTTCAGTAATCTTATCAAAGATTTTTTTACCAAACTTATATAAGAATACTTTACCTTCGTTTTCTGGATGTGCAGGATCAGAAATTACAAGCATATTGGTAAAATATGATAGTTTTCTTTTTCTTTTTCTTGCAATCTCTTTGTCAGCTTCAGAACCAGTATTCCATAGTTTACTGTTTTCTTCACTCACAGGATCTTTTTGACCTAGTGTTGTTAATGAATTTTCAATATACCAACCACCAGGACCTTGAAATGCATGAGACCAAACTCTTGCCCAAGGTAATTCTTCTCCTTCTACTGCAGGTAAAAAACGAATAACGGCATAACCATTACCAGTCTTATCTAGTTCTGGTTTCCAGAATCTATCATCACTTGATGAATTTTGATTTGTTTGGGGATTTGAAACTTTTTCTAACTCTTTAGTTAGTTTGTCGAAGTTTCCACGACTTTGTTTTAAGTTTGCGAATGACATTGTATTCTCCTTTGTATTCGTTGTATTTGTATAGTGTCTATATAAGCGACATTACTATATATAAAAGTTTTCACTCTGCTTGTAAAAAATTATCACTCAGCCCTTCGTGGGATTTACCGGGAGGATACCCACAATTTTTCAGGAAGAGTCCCATGTTCTGTTGAAGATAGGTCCCTACTAATAAACAAACAGTTAGTGTCTTGAGGCGTTTGCCCACTACCCTCTAACCACTTTGCCTTATGCCCTCTTAAGCATTGTTCAGCCAGAAGGAAACAAAGTTTCGAACCTTTGCTCTGCTGCTGAATGATAACTATATTATACCATATCTTTGACTAAAAGTCAAGGGATAATTTGGTATAAAACTCACTTTTTTTCAAATAAGATAGATTAGGTAAACTATCCCATTGAGGCATTCTCTCTGATACTATATTACTTTCATCAGGATTAACCTTTATAAACTGTATATCTTTATATCTTACCATAACACGACCCATTTGAACTACCCAATTCTGTGGGGTTATGGCACCTTCATTGTCACTTAAATAACCATGAGTGCCTTTGTATAGGTTGTTTATGAAATCTGTTGTGCTGTACATATCCATACCAATTAAATAGCAAGTTTTTGGTTTCTCTACTTTACATGCTATATACATTGCACTTGCACCAGATGACCAACCGGGATCTTCAGGACCAGCATTATCTGCTTCCCAACCACCCAATGCATAATAGTCATTCATAACTTCTTTTAATTGTGTAATATTTTGATCTGCTAAACCATATGTCCAAGTGATGTAAACATTTTCAAAGCCATCACCTTTCCAACGATCTGTATCTCTATTTTTGTTTACTGTCGATTGACCATGTATAACAAAACTTGCATAATGACCATCAGGATTACTTTTCCATTCTCTAATGTTAGGTGTTTTCATATTTAAAGATTGTGCATCTCTCATCATCTCATATTGATCTGCTGGCATGTCTTCCCAATCTCTAAAATAAACTTTGTTTTCATCACAATAACCACTACGATATATTTCGTGTGTCATCATAGGATCAACTGCAATTAAACCATCAACATTGTTTTCTCTGTATAAAGCATTACAACCCCATACTTTACCTTTTGATTTCAAAAGTCCTACATCAATGTCTTTACGACTTTCACCATTACCTAGAACAAATAAATTTTCTGTCATACCATTTTTCTTAATATTAATTTCATTCTTTCTTTGTTGTATATCATGAAAGGTCCATACTTTTCTATCTTCAATTTCAATGTCGGCCATATAATATCATCCTTTATTACTTTACTAAAATTTTTAGTGTAGTTTAATAGATCATTAAGAATACACAATGTTTCTAATGATACTCTTTTTGCCAAATATGTTTTGATTAATATTGGGTGTTGCCCTCTAACAACTTTAAATATTTTATTAAAATTCTTTTCACTTTTTCTTAACAGCTGTTCCATGTCTCTTTCAAAATAGTATGCCAAACCATCAATTCTTTTTTGTCTATCCAAATAGACATCATTATTCATATCTTTTATATAAGGCGATTTATTATTGATGAAATTACTAACGAAATAATCAGTAATACGATCACCGTATTTTCTTGCAACCTTAACAAAAAAGTATCTATCATTACGCTGTATAAACGTCTCGTACTTAGCATTAATTTCACCATTATACTTAAAGTAATCGTATTCATCTTTTGTAAAATGTAATTTAATACTAAGGTATTTCTTGTATGCCTCATATCCTTCAATCATTTTTTCTCATAAGAGTATTGTACTGTATTTCTTGTTGTGCCAAGTTCTCTACTGTTTGGTAACTTTTCCCACCATTTACCTTTATAACCATCTGATCCACCTTTTTCTAATGTAATATATTCTTGATGTTTTTTATCTGCATAATATCTAAATGGTACTTTTATTTTACTCATACTGGTAATGTTGCTGTTTTTGGTAAAAAATTTAATTCCTGTGCGTTCATTTTAATTTTATCTTTTAGTGTTTTATTAATTAAATGTGTTATTTGGTCTGGTTCTATTTCTTTCTCTTTACAATAATCCAATACTGCATCCATGTGTGATATTCTTTTTTTACTTGCTCGTTTTTCTACTTCTAAAGCAAACTGTTTAGGTGTCATTGTTATCCTTTTCTTTTGTTTCATCATAAAGAATAGCACAAATGATAGCATAATTGGCCATATCAATAAGTGTGTCTCTTATGCTCTCGTCTTTTACTTTTAGTTCTTCTTGTTTAACAAATGACATCAGGCGACTAAACTTATCACCTATTCTTATGGCACAACCTTTCCATGCAGGTATGCCAGCCATTTCACATGTTCTAAAATTTTTAAATACATCTTCTTTTGAAGCATAATCATGACGTTTCATATCATGCACTTCCTTCATATTATCTAATAGACGATAAAACGCCTCACTTTGTTTTGCCATTATTTCATTTCCTCATTAATAATATCTAACATCATATCTTCTTCAAATTTCATGTTTATTCCGTATGCCAACATACATGTTAAACCTGTGTCTTGCATTGTCATAGCATATATGCCCTTATTAGTTTTTTCATTATACCAAAAAGATGTTGCACCTATCATAGTGCCATCAGAAAGACCACCTGATCTTACTTCACCACTCATTACAAATCTCATTCTAAAAGTATTCATTATCTGATATAAAACTTGCACAGTAGCACCACAAAATGTAGGTACAGGTATTGTTTGAAAAGTATTATCTGTAAATCCCTCATGTTCATCTGCTTTAATTTTAAATGTGCAACTAACAAATAATATTGTAATAAGTAATATACTAATTTTTTTCATTACATTATCAACTTTGTATCAGGTTTTACTAAATTTGTAGTATTTGTTTCATATGCTTTAAGTATGTTTTCACCTGGTGTGGTATTACAAATTATATTATCTTTTTTAACCATTATGATTTCATCCTCTGTATATGGAATATATGGTTGAAAACCTATTCTTACATTTTCACCTGGTTTACCTTGCATTGGAATTAACACAAAAGGTTTCTTAATTGCTGTATGTGTTGTTGTATGTTCTTTTTCTTGAGGTGCGCCTACAACGTCTTCACCTGTCGTTAATCTATATAATCTAATTGACATTATTTTTCTCTATCCATTTGTAAAAATTCTCTACCGCCTCTTTAAGTTTAGGTAGATAATCTTTTTTGTTTTTCTTAAACACTTGTGTTGTGCCTTCCTCTGTCACTATTAATATGACAACTTGTTCAATATCTTCACCAAAATGTTCTTTATACATTTCTGCATAAGCACTACCTTGAATAAAATAGTTTTCAATCCAGTCTTCATTCTTTTCTCTTGTAGAAGTTTTAAAATCTATGATTGAGGGCACACCTTCATAACTTGCAATACAGTCACAACGACCTGCCACTGTATAGTCTGAGGAATACATTTGAGCCTCTTGCAATCTAATATTATTTATATCTATCAAACAGTTTTTTTTCAGCACGTTAAACATCATTCTAGGTAAGAATTGTTTTTTATATTTTTCAACTTCATCTAAGTCTATATTGTTTAGATAATCTTCAACCATATTATGCAATGCTGTGCCACGATTGGCTGCTTGTATCATTACATGATTTGCAACTTGTTCACCTACTTTCTTTCGCCATTCTAACAATCCTTCTTTTTGTCGAATTGATAGAACAGAGGTAATAGATGGATAAACGTCTTTTGTTTCTTGATGTTCGTAAAATCTTTTGCCATTAACATTCTTGGCTTTGAGTGGAGGTAATTCTTGTGTAGGTGGATTGTGTGTAATTATTCTCATTATATGCTCACTTGTATTTGTATATTATTGTATTATATCAGGTCTTGACTAAAAAGTCAAGGGTTATTCTTTAGTAAAGAATGGGTCGGGTTGTTCGTCTTTTAATTTTATATCAGTAGTTTTTTGTAGTATTTGTATAAATCTATTAAATTCTTTGTGGGCATTATGTTGACCATATTTCATACCAAGATAAAATACACCACACATCATTAATAATACTTGTATTAAGAGATCCACGTTTTGGCCTTTTCTGTCACTTCATCAACTCGTCTAGTCCAACCTCTACCAAAAGTTTCAAATGTAGATAACCCTTGATAATAATTATGTCTAGCGGATTGATATTGGTCTATTGTAGTAGAAACACCATATTTCTCCACA